GCATTGCTGTCGTAAAATTGACCGAATAGCTGCCGACCCCTAGATCGGTAATCGTGGACACGTTCCCAGAGCCTCGGATCGCTACAACGCCAGTCCCGTTGAAATTCACCCACGCGCGCGTGCCGTAAGCCACGGCGGCGGAACCGTAGCCGGAGTTGAAGGACAGCGTGTTGGCGATCGACGTGTCGCCTGCGGCGCTGATCGTGATGCGCGTCGCGTTGGTCGTCTTCAGTTCAAGAGGGAACGCATTGACCGTGCCCATGTTGACGGTCGTGGTCGATGGAAGCACGAACCACTCCGCACCGGCCGAAGACTCTTTGACGACCAAGCGAGCTTCCGACGTGTTGCCGGTAACGATAAGCCCTGGCGTCGTGACGGTCGGAGCGGCTGTGCCGGAGCCAACGTGGAGCTTGCCGAGAATGGTGCCGGTCGTGTTGGCGATGCCAACATTCTGCGTGGCATCAACAGAGATCGCGGGCGTAGCGTTTGTTGAAATTCTGACTTGGTTTGCGGCTGGGAAGTAAATTCCCGTGTCGGTGTCACTTCCAGTAAATGCTGGTGCCGACGCGGTCGTTCCGGTCGCGCGCACAGGACCAGCGAACGATGCAACGCCGACCGGGTCGATCGTGAGGCGCACAACAGGGAGGGCGTCCGTCGTCTGCGCCGTCGCGAAGGTTAGCTGACCGGAGATCTGGTCGCCGCCCGCGTTGGCTGGTGCGGTGCATGAGATGTTTGCAACGGCGCGATCCGTTGTGCCTCTAGCTTGCCACTGAACGACACCGATCGTGTCGAGCGCATTGACCGCTGCCGGTGCCGCCCTCGTACCTCGCGAGCGGCTCAACCGCACGAACGGCGCAAATCCGGCGACCGCGTTGTTGTAGGTGCACGAACTGACGACCGACACGGTGTCTCCGCTGGCGCGCACCTCGCCTGTGACCGCTGCGTAGGCCTCGATCGTGGCCGCCGGGTTTGTGTTGCCGACTCCCACCAATCCGCCCGCGATGATGCGCGCGGCCTCTACGCCATCGCGCTGGAGTACGAGGTCGCTGCTCAGGCCGCTGCTCATCGTGCTGATGCGCGAGCTGATCGCGTCGATGCGGCCGATGATGTCCGTGTCGCCGTTGACTCTGAGCTTGTAGCTACCCGAAACGGACGTGTCGATCGCTACGTTTGTCCCGCTGGCGCGAATGGGGGAGTCACCGATCGCCGTGCTTCCGGTGAATTGAGCGAGGTAGCCTGCGGAGCCGCTGCCGCTGATGCCGCCGCCGCCGCCGCCACTCCCGAGGTTTGCTACTGCTTTGAGGCCCATGTCAAAATCCCTCGCCTGGGATTGCGTGGAGCGACCCGCCTGCGGCGGAGCCGATGAACGCGAAGAACTGGTAGTTACGCGGCTTCGTGATGACGCACTTCATGCCAGGCATGATCGTGTAGTCTGCACTGAGGTCTGCTGTGACCGCGTTCGTCTCGCCGAAGCGCACCGAGGCGCGCACCGTCGTCGAGAGGTTCGTGAACTCGACCGCGTTCGCGTTGTTCGGGAACGACTGGACCGCGCTTGCGACGCCTGGGACGACGGTGACGCCCTTGCCGTAGTCGGGTGCGAATGGCTGGGTGTAGTAGCTCATGGACGTGCCTCAGACGAAGTAGGTTGCGACGGTATAGCGGACAGATTGATTCGCCGGTTGCGTGAACGTAGGCGAGCCAGTCTTCTGGAAGATGGACCGGAAGTTGGCGCCAGCCTTTTGAATCAGGAGGTTCCAGCCGTCGCCGATCGGCGTACCTGCGACGAGGTTGTTCACTGGCGTGACGTACGCGGGGAAGTTGTCGAAGTAGTCCGTCGACGACGTGAAGGTGAGCGTCGACGCCGCTGCGGTCGTGATCGTGATCTCTAGCGTCACCTGATTGCCCGTGCGCTGGTAGCGCCCTGCGAACGTGACGGCTCCGACGACGCCCGCACCGTTGTAGACCGGCGTGAAGGTGCCCTCCTGATAGGCGTCGAGCACGTTCGGGTCGACGCTCGTCGGGGTCGACGCGAGCTTGATGCCCTGCGCGAATTGCGAGGCGTCGAAGACGGTGCCGGGCGCTTCGAGCGATGTGTCTCCGATCGCCGAAATCTTCAGCTTGGCGGTCGACGTCCCCGCCGTGGTCGTCGAGAGCGTGAGCGACGAGTTACGCGCAGCCGCCCAGTTGCTCGTCGCGTCGACCTGGATGCGCCCGGCATCGAAGAAGGCCGTGCCGTCGTAGGCCCGCGAGGTGAAGACGCCGAGGCTGTCGCCGCTGAGCACCGCAGCGGGACCCAGGAGCGTGCCGCGCGCAATGGACGCGCGAAAGCCTGCGGTGCCGGTGACGCCATCGGTGTAGTTGACGGCCTCGACGGTCACCGTGCGAGGCACAGTGCTCAGCGTGTTGCAGACCGTCAGCGTAGCGTCTGCGTCGCCGATGAGGTTGAACTGACTTCCGTGCACCGCGAGCCTCTGCCCTACGATGGGCGCGCCGCCGACTGCGGCCTCGGTGCCGTTGTCGCGCACGATTGAGTTGCCGAGCGTTGACGGCGCCGTCCACTTCGAGAGGTAGTTGACGGTTCCCGATCCGACGCTGGTCGGCTTAGAGATCGTGTACCAGGCGACGGAAAGCGCGTCGTAGCGCAGCGTGAGCGAGCCGCCAGCCTGGATGCCAGCTGGCGCGCCGTTCAGCGCCGTCGCGCCGTTCAGCGTGAACGTCAGCGCGGTGACCTCTTGCGAGGTGTAGAGGATGATCTCTTGACCGTCGGCGATGCTCGCAGCGGCGGGCAGGACGATCGTGCCCGTCGCCATCGTACCTGTTGGCGTGAGCAGCACGAAGAGCGAGTTCGCGCCGGTCGGCAGCGTGAGCGTGAAGCCGGAGAGCGTCGGCGACGCGGTGACGCGCTGGAAGTCGGGCGACATCCATGCCTGCTCGATGTACGTGAGCAGCGTCGAGAGCGACGCCTTGCGCGCGTCGCCGTTGCTTGCAGAGTACACCGGAATCTGATCGGACCCCGTGAGCTGATTCAGTGAAGCGAGCTGGTTAATGGTCGGCATGTCGAGTCCTTATTCGTAGTCGATCGGCGCGTCGTTGCCCGCGAGAAGCGGTTCGACGGGTGGCGGAAGGAACGGGTCGCCCTGCCACGTCCACGGCTTGTTGCCTGCGCCTGCGGGCATCGTGCGCGGGAACTGCTGCTCCTGCGGCATCGCAGCGCGCACTAGGATCGTGTTGTACGCCTCGCGCGCGGTGGCCATCGTCGCGGGCAAGACCTGTTTGCCGTAGCTCGGGGCAATGCGGCACGCGAGGTTGCAGACGATTGCCTCGTTCGCGCGGTCAGGCACGGCAGTCTGCGAGTCGAGGTCGCTTTGCTGCGGCGAGAGCGGAAGCGGGTAGCCGAGGCGAATGCCGCGCTCGTTCCACTCGGCCATCATGCCGTCGAGACGACGCAGCGCCGTCTGGAGGTCTTGCGGGGTCGAGTTGAAGACGTAGTCGGCGAGGCCGATTTCCGTCAGCGCCGCTTCGATGTACTGCCGCTTCGTGTAGCCCATAGGTTAGCCCTTCAGCGCTTCGTCGATGCGCTCTGCAAGCGTCTTGTCGCTCCAACGCTTGTCGACCTTGATGCCGAGTTCGGCGGCCTTGCGCTCCATCTCATCGCGCGTCGGTGGCGCGTTGTCGTCGCTCACGTCGAGCGCTGGAGCATCGACCGCGGGCGCGTCAGCAGCGGCGACGGGCACGGGAGGCTGAGCGGGCTTCGGCGCAAGTGCGTCGGCCTTGCTCGTGCACCAGCCTTCGGCGACGCGCTTGGCGACGAGATGCGGGGCCTCGCTGCGGTATTCGAGCCCATGCTTTCCCTTACGGAAGACAAGAGGCATCTCACATCCCCTTCTTCGGCGCAGCCTTCGGCCCCTTCGACGGCTTGCCCGCCTTCTTCGCGGCGGTGCGCGCGGTGTTCAGCGCAACGGCGACGGCCTGTTTCTGCGGCTTCCCGGCCTTCATCTCCGTCTTGATGTTCTTCGAGACGGAGCCCTTCGAGTATCCTTTGACGAGCGGCATGGCGTGCACGGTAGCACGCGCAAGAGAAAAAAGAAGGAGCGACCGAAGCCGCTCCTCCTTTCTCGAATCAGGACTGGTCGAAGAGCAGGATGCCCGCCATCTCCGGGTTCAGGAGAGCCGTGCCGAAGAGCACGTCGACGCGGTAGTTCGTGAGGCTCGAAGCGATGTCGAACTGCTTCTGCATCACGACCTCAAGGCCCTGGTCGGTCGACGCACGCATGACCGCGACGCCGGCGTTCTCGGGGATCGCGAGGCGACCAGGGAGAAGCTCGATCGCCGACTTGTGCCAGAAGCAGTTGTAGTCGGCGGTCGTGGTGTTGAGG